AAAAACGAAACCATTAAGTTGAACCGTTTGCCCCGGCGCTATTAGCTACTGATTCAGCAGCGGGAGGATTAAGCAATGCTTGCACAGTTGGATCAGCATCAATGGCTACTTCAGCACTCGCAAGAGCTGTTTTTGCGTCAGCAACGCCCGTGGTTGAGGCCGTCAACAGCAACGCCGAGCCGACTGCCGAAGGCAGAAGCGCCGGGTCAGCAATTGTTGCAGTGATGGCGCCAAGCACCGCTGTACAAAGCTGGCTGAACAGAACGCCCAAGGATGCTTTGACAACCGGCCAAACGTCATTGCCAAAAACAAGGCCAATTTCATGCAGAGAAGAAACAACTTTTTGTTCCCCTGATTCTAAAAGGTCCCAAGATTCTTGTTCCCATGTTTCGGGTTTATTGACCGTGGTAACTGCTGTTGAATCAACCATATTTACTTACTCCTGTTTTTTCGACCGATGATCCGCTGGTCGATACGCGGCTCTTATTGAAGAATAGTAGACGCAAGTTTTTTACCAGTTTCACTGTGCAATATCAATCCAGCCAGAATAATTACTATAATCCAACCAGCCACCCTTCCCACACCGCCGAGGACTGTAGTCATGGCTGTTTTTCTTACAACACGAAACCCCCTAAGAAGATCACGAACATCGCGTAAATCTGCGGCGGCGGATTCATCGTCGAGACCCAGTTGTTTCAATACCTCACTTGCCGCTCGCTGTGCAAACGCACCGAGATATTCTTTTTGTGCTTCAGCATCAAGATCGCAAAATTTTTGATCAGCATATTTGTCAATAACGCGGTTCATGTCGTTCATGTTGTTATCCTGACCAAGGAAGGTTTGGGTCAAACCCTGCGATTGCATCTGTGCAGTGATCATAATTCGGTTTGCCCTTGTTAAACCTTTTGAAGCACCACGTTAGAATTTTACAGATCACACATGCTCTAGCCCAATTTTTCAGTCCCATTATTTTAGGTCCTGCCGCTCGCTCATATGCCCAACGCTGAGACATTGTGTAATGCGGATTACCAGCTTCAGGAATCCCATTCACGCATCCCAAAACAGCGTTACCTGTTTCGTCCAATCCCTCAGCTATCCCAAGGAAGCATTTTTCTTCCTGGTTCATACATCACCTAAGCAATCGTTACGGCATTCGATGGTATGGAACCACTTCCGGTGATTGCGTAATCCTCAACAGCCTGAATAAAGCCGCCGAGGGCTTCAGCAAATTCTGTAAATTGAGAGACGGTGAAGCTATGAGGGATACCAGAGATATCGTACCAATTCATTGACGTAGCACCGCCAATAAAGCTTCCCTTAAGACCGATATATCCCAGGATACCTAGCACATCTACCTTCGTGTTCATTGAAGTGGCGTATGTGGCATTCAAATCTCCATTGCTCGTACAGGTAAGAATCATCCCTGAAGCGAGGGCAGATGTTGCGGCAATGGCAGCGGTTTGTATGGCAGTAGGGGCAGGAGGCCAGCTACCAGTTACTTCGGTCCAGTTGGCGGCAATAGCGTCGGCTATAAGAGTTTCATCTGTAGAAACACCTGTATCGTAACCGTATGTTTTTCCGTTGTTTTGAAAATATCGCATCGTCATTTTTTACCTCAATTCCGACCAATAAGTTAAGTTCGGGCTTCCAGCCGTTGTGATTAGCTCATAAGTTGCTCCAGCAGGAACAATGAACCAAGCATTCGCTACAGAATAAGATGCTGTCGAGCATCCTATTTGTGCAAAAGCTCCACCGTTAAGTTGAACTTGAATCCCATCGCTTCCACTTGAAGAGGTGAAGCTAACTGAAACAAATATCGGCCGTCCAGTGCTGTTAGTATAGACTGTTCCTAGCGCACGACTTCCAGTGACAACCGCCCAAACTTGACCGGGACAACCGAGAACTCCCAAATTAGTTTGCGTTGTACCAGCGTTGCTTCCCCAGCTCATGGGCTGTTGAGCTTGAATAGCGCCAGTTAAACCAGAATCACCAAGTTTTATATTATTTCCAGAGATAACCTGAAGAAGATTGCGTGGTGTTCCTCCAGAATCTCCAGACCTAACCTCTCCGGTAAAATTCATCAAATATCCACTGGCCGTAACTACCGACGAGAATGTAGGACTATTTCCGGTCCCAAGTCCAATATTTGTAGCCGCAGTCGCCGAATTAGCAACGTCCGAAAGATTGTTTGCTGAATGCAATAAACCGCTTGTGCCTCCGCTGATTGCAGCAGCTATTAAATCATTAATGGAAGTGATAACTTGGTTATAAGTTGTTTTTGATGGAGCAACACTAGCGGCAGCAAGAACGTTCAATAATTCTTGCTGAATCATGTTCAGCCAATCTGCCTCAACAACGGTTGCCGGTGATCCAGTTCCAGGATTACCATCAGTAAAATACGCAGGAGTACCAGCAGTGGCCGGTGTCGGCAGGGTAGATGATGATGTTGAGTTGTCGATTGCGAACAAGGCAGTTCCCCTTTATTGACTGATTCGGATTAACATGATTCTATGCAGTCTGTCACGAAGTGATCGCAAATAAAGGATTTGTATGAGCCGGGGCAAATTCTTCAATTATCCCCTCCAAAACAGTTCCACCATTGATCGTATACAAAGCATCCCCGGCAGAAGATTGCCCAGACCTAAAATAGGTCACGCTCAAGCTGGGCGATGTTATCAACCATGTGAAAATCCACCCGGCTCCGTAGCATGGGTCTCCGGCTCTACTTTTTCCAGCTCTAAATGGAGCATACTGCGTTATAGTGCATCCAATGTAACCCAATGATGTCAAAAGGTCTAAAAAATATTGCACACTTTGTCCACCTAGAGCGATAAATTTTGTGTAAACTAATTTCTGTCTCTGTTGGAGAGTTGTTACGGGTCCATAGTTTGGGTTAGGCAATCCCAGAGTCGCCTCCCATTCAGGCAGTAAATTTACAGGAAATTCAGGAAACGCGTCAGCAATCAAACCAGCTCCAGCATTCGCCACGCGCTGAATTGTCGGAGCCATTGCCTCACAAAAATCAGTTTGCAAAGCATCTGGATCGCGCGGCCAAACACGTCCTGTCGGCAATAAATTTTGAAACGCCGTTGCGAAATCTTCCGCAGAATATAAGGGGACTACGGCTGCTGGCATATCGTCACCATGTAATCGTACCCAATGTTGCCAAATATCCAGTTGTACTCACGATATCGGTAGCTGGAGAAGTTACGATAAAATCAATTAGTCCTGGAACAGCATCAATTCCAGCTATAACATCGGCCAACGCAATCGTTCCTCCGGTCGTTCCGTCTGCAAGCCTCACACCTCCAGGCGTTCCTTCCCTCAAAAAAGTATCAGTTATGGCCGCAGCAACCGCTGTCTTCATCGCGGTTGTGTTTGGATTTAAATTTGTGATCGTGAAATTTTTCGGATCAGCAATAGGAGCACATGAATAAACGAGTGCGGTTACCGGTTGTCGATAAGGACCAAAAATGTAATTAGCTACCGCGAGCTGGTCTCCTGTCGCTGCGGTGTCGCGCGGCTCACCAGTGGCAACGCCATTACTGCCTTGTGGAAATCCATTATATGCAGATTCCGATTCGTCAAACATTGTGTAGACAATAACGGTTCCTGATCCCATGCCGTTAGGCAAACACCATGCGCGCGTGACGCCATTGACAGCGAGCGCCCAAGTCACATAATCCTGAGCTGCACCGCCTTGTGGTGGATTTGCGAAGGCTTGTAGAACGTCACTGCGAAATGAATCAGGTGATTGTGTATCGGTGCCGCCAGTATAGGCAAGCGTCACTGTTCCGTTTGTCGTCACACCTTCGATTGCCTGACTGATGCTCATCACTGAACTTACAGGTGTATTTCCGGCAGAACCTGCTGTCTGGGCTGTCGCAGGAACTTGAATCGTGCCGCCACCGCCCACTTGAACATCGGCCGTCGAAATGAATGTTGCACCATCGGCGCGAACTAAAATCGTATTAAGGGGGATATCAGTTCCGGGAGTTCCTGAGAATGTCGTTCCGCCTGATGCCGCCTGAGGACCTTGCTGATAAATATCTTTCAAAGCCCCCCATGCCTGAAGATATTCGCCGGTCGCCGTGAATGGAACGGCTTGCAGAGCGATCCAATCAAGATACCCATACTGCAAATTAGCGAATCCAGCCTGAACCGTTCCGATAACGTTTAAATTCGCGCGCCGTAAAAGACCATCAGCTCCGGCAAGCGCGCCGTTGATGTCCGCCGCTGCCTGTTGCCGTAGCGTTGAAAGTGTGGGGCGTGGGAACGGCATTTATACTATCTCCTGCCAGAGCAAATCGAATTTAAAAGGCTTAGGTGTTGTATCATTAGTTTGAGAAATAGTCA